TATGCCAAAATTAGGAGAAAGACGAACAATTGAAGGACGAGAACAAATGTATACCCCAGCACAGGGTGGCTGGATTGATGTTAAACAACCTCCAGAAACTGGAAAACTTGATGAGACCAAAGCTCCCGAAACAGAAGAAACCGCCGAAGAACTTGCCGAAGTAGGTGGTGAATTAAGAGAAGCCCCAGAACCAAGAGTAGATACCACTGATTTGATAAGTAGAACGGCGGGAATGGAGGATTTGCTTCAAATGTATGCTCAAAGGTCTCAACAAATGTTAGAACAGCAACGGGAAGCCCAGAAAACATTTTTAGAAAAACTGAAAACCACTTTCAAGCCCAGCGAGAGAAGAAGGGAGGTATTAGAAGAAGCAGGCGTTCCAGAACAAATGACCCTACTTCAAGAGTCAATCGCAACTGCCAAAGGAATAAGAGAAAACATAATCAACCTTGAATCCCAAAGAGACGCTGCCCTTGCTGCTGCCGAACAAAGACCAGTTTCAATGGCTACCATTACCAGAGAGCAAGCAAAAATAGAAGAAGATTTTAATCGCAGAATAGCAACCGCTTCCAAGAGATTAGCCGCTGAAAGTGCTTATCAGCAAGCATTACAAGGAAATATATCTCTTGCCCGCTCAATGGCTCAAGAAGAAGTAAAATACGCTATGTGGGAAGAAGACCGCAGATTAGATATTTTAGAAACTACCTATGAAATGAACCAAGACATTATAGAATCTATGGGAGCTGAATATGATAAAATCTTTCAGTTAGCCATAGAAGAAGCAAAAGACAGAAGAGATAAAACTGAAAAAGAAAAAGATAAAATTGCTGAATTAGAGTTTCTTGCTGCCACTAACTACGGACTAAAACTTGACCTAATAGACAAAACCCTTGAAGAAGCTCAAAAAGAATATAATGAAGCCATTACCCCATTGGCAAAAGAAGAAAGAGAATTGGAATTGGCGAGAAAGAGGAAATTGGCTGCCCCAGAAGAGCCCGAAGAGGCAGTTTTGATAGGTGAGATAATAGGATTTGACAAGGATATTGCCAAAAGATTTGATACTGACATTGAAGAAGTTTATGAGAAAGTAATTTCTGGCAGTTGGGGAACAGAAGGAGCAAGAGAAAGAGCACTTCAATTTTTAGTTTCTAAATATCCAACCAAAAGAAAAGAAATTGAAGAGATTATTTATGGGTCAGATAGATTTCACGCAATGTTTCCCGATGGATATGAGAAGGATATTCAACCTCGTTGGAAGCCAGAAGAAGAAGGGAGCATAGAGGATGAGCTTTGGGATTAAAATTATGACAGATTTTAAGAAATTTACAATTCTTCCTGAGGAAGAGGAAAAACCATTGGTTAAATTTCATCCTTTTGATTTGGTAAAAAAGGATTATTTAAAGAAAGAAGAGCCAGTATTAAAGGCAAGATTGGGGGAGGGACTAACCAAAGAACAAGAAGAAAGAGCAAGAGAAATTGCTCTTGAGCCAAGTATTCCATTAATAAAAGTTAAAGAAGATAAACCAGGAAACTTTCTTACTCGCTTTATTAAAGGAATTCCAGAGACGTTAAAAGAATTAAAATATAAACTTTATGGAACTCCCGAAGAGGCAAGAAAGATAGGGGTCATACCCATTCCCGAAAAATCATTTAAAGAAATGACACCAGAAGAAAGAAATAAGGTAGCAATGGGAGAAACCCTTGAGGGAGTTGATTATACTTATCTTGATTTATATGGAATGGGGGGCGGATTAAGAAATGTCGCCAAAGAAGGGCTTGACCAAATAGGAAAAGCATTTTTGAGAAATATTAAGTTATCAAGAGGAGAATCTTGGCTTAAAAAAGCAACTGGATGGGTTTTAACGAAGGTGGGACTTAAAAGAAAAGAAACTCCTCTGCGAAGCACTGTTTGGAATTTAATGAGAAAAAGGTATGGAGAAATTAAATCTGCCCTATTTGATAGTGCTGCTTTTAGACAGGGAATAAAAAATGAGCTTTCCAAGCCCGAAAGAGAAGCTATTCCCTTTATAAGAGAAAAAACTTTAGTTCCTAAAGAATTCGGGAGACCCGACCTTGAAGAAATAGTTAAGAATCCTTCGGCAAAACTAAAACGAGTAGCCGAAGCTATCGGTGATTATTATGATGAGGGATTTGAATTTCTAAAACGAAATTGGGATGAGCCAGGATTTGTTGAGAATTATGTAAATCGCATATGGGAAGTTCCCAAAAATAAAGTAAAAGGAGTTGCCAGTTATTTTACAACCCGAAATCCTTTTCTTAAAAAAAGAACAATTCCCACATTGGCAGACGGAATTAAATTGGGGTTAAAACCCAGAACTACTGATATAATAGAATTATTAGAGATTTATGATAGTTATAAAATTACTACTGTTGCCAATAAGAGATTTGTTGATGGGCTAAAAAGGTTAATCAATCCTGAAACCTATCAAAAAGTTATACAAAGAATTGATAAAGCCCCAGCCGATTTTAAAACAATTACGCACCCTGCGTTACAAAAAGGATTGGGCATTCCATTAGAAGAAAAAGGAGTAATAATAGCTAAGAAACTTCCAGTAGGAGTTGACCCAGAAATAGCAAAGGAGTTAGAGGTTGTTTTTGGGCAACCATTTTCAAGCAAGGGAGCAAGAGCATTGCAAACCATAAATGCTTTTGCAAAAAAAGCAGCTCTTTCTCTTAGCTTCTTTCATCACTGGGCTTTAAGTGAATCAGCAATATCATCAGGAATTAAGAAGAAAATGTTAAAACTTTGGAATCCTGTTAATCTTTATAGGGCATTAAAAAAGGGGGAGTATGATGTTTTAAAAAAATTGCCATTAGCAAAAGATGCTGTTTCGCACGAACTTCAATTGGGAGCTATATCTGATGTTCAAGCCCACAGAGTTCAACAGGCACTAAGAACGCTTGAATATAAAACAAGAACTATTCCTATCTTAAAAGGTGTTACAAAAGGAATTAGGTCTTTTAATGAGTTGTGGGATAAAGCACTTTGGGACTATTTTCACAATGGATTAAAACTTTATACTTATGAAAAATGGGTTGAAGAGAGTTTAAAAAAAACTACAACAAAATCAGTAGATGCAGTTAAGAGAGAAGTAGCTCATTTAGTCAATGATACTTTTGGAGGACAGGTTTGGGAAAGTCTTTTAGTAACTCCAAAAGCCCAACAGGTTTTACACTGGTTATTGTTATCTCCTGACTGGACTCTTTCTACTATCCGACAAGCGGCTGCTCCATTTGCAGGGGGAATAAGGGGTAGATTAGGCAGAAAGTTTTGGGCAAGAGCCGCATTCTATTTCTGGGGAGGAAGCAACATTATAAATGGTGTGATGTCAAAGAAGTATTTAGGAGAATGGCGATGGATGTGGGAAAACGACCCAAAGCATAAAACATATATTTTTATTGGATTCAATGAGGATGGCAGTAAAAAATATCTAAGGTTTGGAAAACAATACAGAGAAATCTTTGAATGGTTAGAAGACCCTATAAAGAAATTTGGAAGCAAGCTTGCCCCAACAGTTAGAGAGGCATATAAGCAACTTTCTGGGTATTCTGTTACTGGCTGGGAATCGGAATGGGCAAAGAAAGCTACTTGGAGCGCAGAGGCATTTAAGGAGCGTGCTAAAAGCTTAATTTCAATGGGCATTCCTTATTCTATCTCCACCATATCAAGGGCTAAAAATCTATTGGGGATAGCTATGCCCATCAGCAAGGGATTAACTTGGTATGAAGGGAGAGAATTGATGATGGATGCCATTGAGAGAAGAGATAAAGATTATCTGGCTGAAATATGGAAAGCTCTTTTAGAAAATAAAATAGATGCTAAAAGTGTTTTTCAATCTGCTAAAAGTGAGGTTAAATTAAAAAAACGTCCCGAATTTCGTGAGACGAAAAAGTTATTACAAAAACTTAAAGAAATGGACAAGGCAGAGGGGATAGAAAAGATAAGGCAAATGAGAGAATCTGGGAAATTAACTCCCGAAATGGAAGACCAAATGCGTTATCTTTTGAAACAAGAACGGGAAATAGAAAGGCAAAGAATGAGGGCAGGGCTTTAGGGTTGAAAAAAAGAAATGTCGGCAATAAAAGTCCACACGTTGAAATCAATGGCAATCAGGTAATCTATTAATCCCCACACTGCCCCGACTATTAAAAGCACGACAAAAAGATAGGTTAAAACTTCCATACGCTTTCATCCTAACAAACAACAAAAATCTTGTCAAGTGTGAATAACTTATGAAATCAAAAAACAATCAACAAGATATAGAAATCGCAATAATCAAGACCAAAGTTAAAGACCTTGAAAAAAGGTTTGAGAAGTTTGTTACCAATGAATTTGCCCATCTTCGTTCCCGCGTTGATTGGGTTTTGGGAACGGTTATTATTGGCTTTCTCATTTCAATAGCGTTAATCGTTTTATCTAAATATTTATGAGAACGCTTATAACATCAGACTGGCATATTCCCAACGAGGACACCGAAAAGGTTGAAGAGTTTTTTAAACATCTCAAAGAGTTAGAACCAGACAGATTAGTAATAGCGGGCGACTTTGTCGATTGCTCGGAAATCTCCCATTTTAGAAAAAACCCCACATCAACCACTAGCATTCAGAACGAAATCTCATTTGCCAAAGAATACTTCGCGAAAATAAGAGAACTTTGTCCCGATATCCCCATAGATTATATTGAAGGCAACCACGAATTTAGAATAAAGGTAAGAATAATGGAGGGCAATCCCGAACTCTATTTCTTGTTTGAAGATGAGTTTTTGGGAAAGAAGGGCTTGGATTTAAAAAGTTTCAACATCACTTATCGCCATTGCCTAAAGCATTTGAATAAGTTCTCCCATAACTATATTGAAATAGACGGCTGGTTGATTGGACATTTTGACAAAGCATTGAAGCACCCCGCCTACACAGGAAGAATGTTAATGGAAGAGTTTGGAACAAACATCATACAATCGCACACACACAAAATCGGCTCGTCTTATAAAACAACCCATAATGGAATTATTGGCTCTCACGAGATAGGTTGTTTGTGCGATTTAAAGAAAACCTTCATAAATAACGCCAACTGGCAAAGGGGGTTTGGCTTATTAGAAAACGGAAAGTTCTATCAAATAGTTTTAGATTAAATGAAAAACTTTGAAGAATATATCAAAAAGTTAAAAAAAGACCCAAAATTTAGATTATTGTTTTGGTGGTATGGAATAGTTTTAAGAGCCCGCCTTGCTTTTAATAAGTTGTTTCGCTTTTTCAAAAATATTTACCTCTTAATTCGATATAACTCGAAAGATGAGTCGTGAACAGAAGGTCGGATTAAACCTAATGCTTAGTTAACAATTGTTAACTAATGACTCAATGGTTAACATAAACAAAATGAAACCAAATGAAAAATTTGTTCCTGGCGTAATAGCTCCTGACCCCAGAGATTATAGAGATATTTTGCTTAGTTCAGTAGTTCCTTTGCGAGCTGATTATCCCGAAGTAATAGATTGCAGCAAATACACGATTATAAGCCATCAGTATTATGGCACTTGCACTTCGCACGGAAGTTCTGGGGTTGCTGAAAGTCAGGAGTCATATACCGATTATCAAAAACAAGTTGACCTTGCTTCTAAATTTGTATATATTAAAACTAAAGAAATAAGCGGATTATGGAATACGCAAGGCGATTATTTGAGAAATGCCTTAAAAGCTCTTGAAAAGTTTGGAGCTCCCTTTGAAAGCGATTTTCCAGACAAGCCAATGGGCAACTGGGCGGAATATGTCAAAACTCCTATTCCTGAAAGCGTAGAAGAAAAAGCCAGAACTCATAAAATTAAGGGGTATGCCAGAGTGGGCAAAACCTTAGACGATTTTATGTCGGGAATGTGGACTACTAAAAGCCCCGTGGCAACGGGTATGATGTGGTATGAAAGCTATCGCAACATCAAAGTAGACGGAAAACTGCCATTGCCCGACGGAAAAGAAATAGGGGGGCACGCAGTTAGAGCTGACAAAATAGATTTCAAAGAAGAAAAAGTTTGGTTTCCTAATAGCTGGGGAACAAGCTGGGGAAACAAAGGATACTTTTATATTCCTTTTAAAGAGTTTAATCAACATAATATATGGGATTGTTGGGTGGTCTACCCGCTTGATAATTCCATAGCAAAAAGTATGAAAAAAATAATCGGAGACAAGCGAGACAAGAAGCAATACCTTGTAGGCGATGATAAAAAACTCCGCTGGATTTTTAATGAGACAATTCTTGATGAATTGCACAACGCTGGGATAATAAATAAATCAGAGGTCGAATGGGTTGACAATCTCGATGGATACGAGATTGGTCGTCCTTGGGCTTCAATAGCATAATGTTAGGTCAGGAATCTCCACAGACCACCAAGGGACTTCTTTTGACTTTGGGCGGCGTATTATCGGCTGGAGGATTTGCGTTCTTAGCCGATAGTGTAGCCAACTTCCCGATTGATTTTGGAAAACTGATTGCTGGATTATGCCTAATTGCGGGAGCATTTATTTGCTTCTTCATTCGGGAGAAGTTCAAAAAGTCTATTGGTGAATAATCTATTTACAAAATCCTTATAAGTGGCATTGCGTTATTCCTATCTATCCCTCTCGCAGAATCGCTTCTAAGCCCTCTAAATGCCCCTGTAACGCACGAAAGCCCCTATTTGCGACCTTTGCCATACATAAACGCTAAACCCACCTGTAATTGCGTAGAATTCAGAGAAAAATACTTTAAAGGTTTCCCCTATATCAATACCCGAGAGGGAAGAACGGGGCATACTGCGGTAATCTTAAAAAATGATGGAGATAGTTGGGTAATAGTAGAAAGCAACTGGGTAAAATGCTCTATAACAATCCGCAGATTATATAAAGACGACCCAAAAATTATAAAAACCTATCAATAAAAATGAGTTTTTTAACCTGTGGATAACTCAAAATTTTTCTTTATTTTTTGGCTTTATTGAGCCAGTTTTTTATTTGCCTCTTGACAAGATTTTTTTAACGCTTATACTTAAAAGTGTATGAAAAAATTTTGGAAAAACTGGGCATTAAGAGAAGTAGAAGGCGGACACGAACCAAAAGATTTTTGGTTTGACATTTTATCTTATTTTATTTTAGCAATCTTCCTTTTGATGATTGCTTTTTTATTTGGGCTAATATGAAAAAGAAACCTTACGAAGAAGCCAAAGAAATTTTGAAACACGCCAAAAAACAAAAAATGGTCGAGATACCTATTAAAGGAATTATTAAAGATAAAAAAATCATATGGTCAACAAAGAAGCAAGAGAAGAAGCAATAAGAGAAAACATAAAAGAGCTTCTTTCTCTTCAAAGACAACAAGGAGATATTAGGCGAGAGCTGGAAGATTTTCTTACTAACTATTTAATTCTTAATAAACAAATAGAGAAGGTGGCTTCTTATTTGAAACATCTTCTAAAATAATATGAGAGGTTTTAATCTCTTAAAAGATATGGGAAATTTTGTTGAGGGAGAAATAAAAAAACTGGGAGAAAAAGAAAGCTGGCAAGTATGCCATTATTGTCAATTTGAACTTCCCAATTGTATTAAAGATGGATATGGATATTGGATATGCGAAGAGTGCTTAGCTAAGTGTCGGGAAGATTTGATTGACGCCGAGATTGAAGAAATATCCTTAAATGAAAATGAAAAAAACCCAAATACAATATCAAATTAAGAAACTTGAAAAAGAACAAGCTAAAAATCCTTCATATCTTACAAGCGAGCTTAGAATAAAAAAAGAACGCTTGTATAAAATGTTGGATAAAATAAATATGAACCAATGGGAAATCAAACAAATTCTTGATTTAACCTCTAAGGGAGTTAATAGTGTTTTAATGCACAAGGAGGAGGTTAATCAAAAAGAATTAAAGGGGTTGGCAGAATTCTTGGTAGATTTATACTCGGGAATAATTGCCGACTTAAAAGGAGAAGATAATAAAGAAGATAAACCATTTTAATTATGGAGCAAGTAAAAATAACAAAAATTTATAGGAGCTTTAAGGATAAGGAAGGAAATCCTCTTAAAACAAAAGATGGAAGGAATTATGAAAGAGTAGCTATTAAATGCGAAGAATATGAAGATAGGTGGATTTCTGGCTTTGGCGAGGAAAGAAATAAGAATTGGGAAATTGGAGATGTGGTAGAAATAGAAATCTACGAAAGCGATAAAAAAGACAAAGATGGAAATCCTTATTTGAATTTTAGAATGCCCTCTAATAGGGTTTCAAGAAGCGAATTTGACGCATTAGAGTCAAGAGTCAGTAATTTAGAAGCTCATATCTTAAAAAAATAACTTATGGCACTCATTAAAGTGGACAAGCTTTATAAGGGACAATATGTCTCAGTCAGAGATTATATTGTCAAAGAGCATATAAAGAAACGCCAAGCTCTTAGAATAAAGCATAGTAATAAAATAATGACTATTCCATTTTCTAAACTAAAAGACGGAATAACCAATAAAGAACTTTTTAAATCAAAATATAGTGGCACTTATTATCGGCTAATAGACTATCTATGGAAACCCGATAATAAAGACCAAATGAAGTTAATATAAATCAATGGCACAAGGTAGATTTCTATTTAAAAGAATATCAATGAGCAAAAAAATGGCAAAATTGTCTAATGATACTGCCAGACTATTTTACACTTGGTTATTGGCTCATTTAGACAAAAATGGTTGCTTTTATGCCGACCCCAGAATACTAAGAAATATAGTGTTTCCTCGCTTAGATATATCAATCAAAGAAATAGAAAATTATTTAGATGAATTAGAAGAAATCGGTTCTATTATTAGGTGGAAAAATGATGATGAAGAGTATCTTTGGTATCCTGATTTTAGAGAAAAACAGCCATATTTACGACCAGAAAGAGAGGAAAGGGTGTCTGTTATTCCTGCTCCGCCAAGGGAATTACAGAAGAGTGTTGGAGTAGTGTTGGAGGAGTGTTGGAGTAGTGTTGGAGTAACTCCTGACCAACTCCCAAAGAAAAGGAAAAGGAAAAAGAAAAAGAATAATAAAAAGAAAAGGAAAAAGAAAAGCTTAAAACAACTTCAATCTCTTAGAGGAACTTTATTTGACGACGAGGACTTGCTTATACTAAAAACATTTTACAAATTGGGATATACTTGTCTTAATGGAGATGAAAAAGAATTGTCCGCTTGGTTAGAAGAAATTTCCAAAGAATTCCCCGACATCAATTTCTCGCAGGAAATTAAAAAGTTTGAAGAGTATTGGGAAGTTCAACCTCGCAAGCTAAAAACTCATAAATTAGCTTGGCGTAATTGGTTAAATAACTGTAGAAAATATGCCAAAGATTCTCTTAACAGGTGAAAATAAAATAGAGGTTTCCAATGAAACCGCCCAGAGAGTTAAAGAACAGCTTGAAGCTGGAGAAAAACGAATTGAAATAAATAACCGCTATATCAAAAGCTCAAGGATTGTTGATATTGATTTTGGCTCTGCCCAGAAAAAGACCTACAATTTGAATAACCCCGAAGACAAAAGAATTATCAAAGAGTTTGAACAGGAACTTTTAGATGCCAAAAAATGGGAGTTAGATAGAGAACTTGAATGTTATGGCGAACCGATTAAAACAATTAAAGCTGTTGGTAAATTGCCAGAAAAAGAATTGCCTGATGGTTTTGTTAAAAATCCTGTTCTCGGTTTGTGCCACTGGTCAAAAGTCCAGTATTGCTTGAAAAATTGTATAATTTCTCGCAAAGAGGGAAAATGGTTCGTCGCTGATGCCAATAACTACACGGACTGGTTAGAGAAAAACAACGCCTTGCACGAATTAAAGCTCCGCAGAGAATTCGCTGAAAGTAAAAACAAAGAAGAAACAGATGAATTTCTAAAATCCCTTGAGTCAACAAAGGTCGCAAAACCAATGGAAGAAGAAATAGAAATCCCCGATGATAATCCGCTTAAATGGATGTGATATGAAAAAAGAAAAGAAAATAGACGAATCTGAACTAACTGAAGTAAATTTACAAGAAGCCCTCTGGAGAACTCGCCAACAAAGCGGTGGCATTTCTATCAAGAGAATAGCGGAAATAATTAAAAAAGAACTTGATGAGGCAGAAGTTGAGGCATTAATTAAAACTCTAACCCAACTAACCTAAAAACAATAATTAACTAACTAATCAAAAACTGTGGAGGAAGAATTTAATGAAATAAATTTATTGCAACCAGAAGACCGACCAGATAAAGATTTGATTAAGCTCGGCTATGAACTATTTAAAGTTAGCATTTTTAAAGGGGGTAAAATAGAAAAAATTCCAAGACAGATTAGGTTTGTATTTATGTCAGCAAAACAACGAGACGGTAAGAAAGATAGTTTTCAAATAATTTTAGATGAGAGATTATCTTTTTGGTGGTTTAAAGAAAGTGGCAAATGGAAATTTGATGGATATGAGGCGGGTAATTATGAGAGAAGCTGGAAAGAATTTAGCTTATGAAATATGAAGAAGACAAGAAAACGAAAAATCTATCATCAAGTATTTAGAGTAGAAGGAAAAAGTCCAAGTGGAAAATTAACTTTTATAGAATTTGGTTGGGTTGAAAATCCGACTTTTGGCAATGATATTTATTTGGATGTAGTTTCGGCTCACAAAGGAGGGGAATTCACAAAAGAAATGAGAACAGATGAGGCACTAATTTTTATTCAAGGATTAGCTCAAGCGATAAATTATAAATTGACAGGGATAGAGTTGATTAAAAAACGCAACAAAAAATTCTAACCAACCAACATAAAAATAATGAAACCAATAACAGAAAGACAACTTAAATACCTGAATATACTATTAACAGATTGTTTTGGCGATTATGACAGGAAGATTTACTTAAAAGTATTTTATAAAGTGGACAGCTCCAAAAATTTAACACTATTACAGGCAAGCGAAATTATAGAAAAGTTTGTGCCAGATAATGAAAATCGCAACAAAGAAATAAGTATCGCAATAGAGAAAATAAATGAAATGAAAGGTCAAGCTAAACTCCTCTAACCAACTAACCTAAAAACAATCATGAAAAAAGAAAAGAAGATTAAAAATATGATACCAACTATGCTTGTTGCCCGTTCGCTAATAAATTTAGAAAAAAACTATCTAAATAAACCTATGAAAAAAGAAAAGGAAAAGAAAAAAGAAATAAAAGAATATTATGGGTATGTTGCGTTTTGGTTGAAGAAAGGAACGCCACTGACAAGAGTGGTAGCTAAAAGAAGAGATTTGCACCAAAATTGGATTAGTATATTTACAGGAATTGACCCAAAAGAAATAATAATTAAGAAGGTTGTAGTGAAACCTATCAACTAACCTAAAAACAATTATGAAAAAAGAGAAGAAACTAAAATACCCAGATGACTTTATCAACAAAATAATCTGTGGCGATTGCTTAGAAGTTATGAAAGAAATACCAGACAATTCGGTAGATTGTGTGATAACTTCACCGCCGTATAATAAAACTGGTTTTAGGGGGCGTAGAGATAAATCAAAGGGAAAAGGAAGGTGGCGAGGTTCAGATATAAGATATGGAAATTATTTAGATGATAAAAATGAAAACGAATATAAGGTTTGGCAGGTGAAAATTTTAGATGAGTGTTATAGAATAATTAAAGATAGTGGTAGTATATTCTATAATCACAAGATCAGGAGGGCTAATGGAATAGCAAGTCATCCTTTTGAATGGATACAAAAATGTAAAGCAATTTTTTATCAACAAATAATTTGGGACAGAGGAGGAAGTCCAGACCATAATGTTAATTATTTAATGCCGACAACTGAACTTATTTTTTGGCTTACAAAGAATAAACCAAAAGTATTTAAGAAGAAAGAAATAGGTGAAGTTTGGAGATTAAACCCAGATAAAAATAATTTACACCCAGCTCCATTTCCTATAAATTTATGCGGTAGAATAATATCCTTAACTACTAACCCAAACGATCTAATCCTTGACCCCTTCCTCGGTTCTGGAACAACAGCGGTGGCAGCTAAGCACCTCAAAAGAAACTTTATAGGCATAGAAATAAACCCAGACTACTGCAAAATTGCCCACAAAAGATTAGGGCAAGAGATACTACTCTAATTAATTAAACTAAAGACAATATGAAGAAGAAACTCTATAAAGAATTAAATAAAAATATCTGCGAATTATTGCGAAGCTTCCATGGGGTAAATAATTCTTAAACTTAAAAAACATGAGTATTTGGTCATCAGGGGGATTTTATACACCAATGTGTGATGGGTGCAATGAAGAGCTTGAGCCTGAATTTGAATGGGCTGATGCTAAAAACGCTATGGAATGCGAGGGTTGGGTTTACAGAAACGGTGAGAATTTTTGTAAAAAATGTCAAGAGAAAGATAACCACCAAAAAAGAGGCTCGCCAAAGACTTAATCAGATTAAAAAGATTTTAAAAAAATGAAAACATGTCAGTTCAAAACACAAGACAAAAAGGAAGAAGGTTTGTAAAAGAAATAATTGATATTTTTAGAAGAGAAATTGATGAAGCAACTTATGAGGTTGTAGGTTCTGGCGCGGGGCCTGACAAGGGCGATGTGCGAGTTCCAAAGCTTGACCTTGTAATAGAAGCGAAAGACCATAAAAAAATAAGTGTTGCTCAGTGGATAGAACAAGCGGAAGAAGAGGGGTTGGGCTTTAGCGATTATGCTCTTATCTGGAAACACCCAAGAAATAAAGAATTTTATGTAGATATTCCTCTTAATTATTTTATAGAGCTTCTTAAAAAATACGAAGAACCAAAAATAAAAGAACCTGACCGAGAATTAAAATGGAAACTTAATCATCTAAAAACCTCAATAAATCAAGTATTAAAAGAAATTAAAGATTAAAAAGTTATCCACAGGTTGACACTTGACTTTTATAAAAAAATAAATTAGTCTAAAAGTATGAGATATAAATTTGACAAAGAAAAATTTAAAGAATGCGTTGAAATTTTTAAAAAACCAAGCTGGTTTTGGGAAGACGCAGAGAATTTATTGGAAGATATAGCTTTTAGAGTTTCAGGGGCTTTGATGATTTTTATGGCTATTATATTTTTTCCAATAGTTCTAATTATTTTTATTCTAATGAGCTTTAAAAAACATTGACTTTGATAAACCTATGAAAAACCTATTTCAAACATCCAGCTATATCCAATCTGTAAGAACTCTGGTAGACGGAGGTCTTAAATTGGATATTATAACCCAAGAGCTAACTCCTGATGAAGCCACCAAACTTTTTTCCTTAAAAGGAAAACAGGGGTGGTTTTTGTTTTCAGAAGCAGAAATAAGACCCGAAGACATAGACCTTCCCGATGAAGTCCCAGCAATAAAAGGAGAAAAAACCCCAAGCCAAAGATTAAGGGCGAGAATGTTTGTCTATTTCACAGAACACCTAAACAGAAAAAAAGAAGATTTTTATGACTGGTATGTCGCCCAATTAGATAAAATAGGTCAAAGATATTTAGAAAAAATGGAATAAACCTTATGAAGAAAGGTCCCAAGAAGAAAATGTTAATTATTTATCCAGAAGGAGTATTAGAGTTAGAGACAAGCCCATCATTATTTAGGGCTTTATGGAGTTCAATAGAAAAAAGAAAAACAAAGTTTAAGTTTTATAAATCGCAAGAAATAAAAGGAGAAGAATATAATGGAGTAATCATAAATGAGGAAATTATAGAGAAGAAAGAATATTAAGGGGCAATAGGGTGCAAGCGTGGGCGTATCTGCGTTGAACACTGCTTGTTAAATGACTTGAAGACCGCTTGAGGGTCAGCCCTATTATCTAAATAAACCTATGAAAAAATATCTTGTTTTACAAATCTCAAATTCTCATAAAAGAGAGTATACAATCAAAGAAGAGACAGACAACTTCATTAAAGCTCTCTTTGTCTATGGCAAGAACCCATCAGGAAGGTTGCTGGTAAAAAACATTGACCCAATGGAATTAAAAATCTATGAGCATATTCCAAGAAAGTAAAATAGTTGGCAAACTATCAACAACAAACGGACTCTTAAAAGATATAAGAGATAATTTAAAGAATAATACTTCTTGGACTATTATTGGCGGTATTTGCGGGATTGTGGCGATAATTATAGCCATTTTCTCATTATTAGTCGCTACGAAGATAATTCACATTGGAGCGGGGACAGCCCCCGAGCAGGAGGTTGCCCTTCTTAAAATTTTGCCTGTAGTCTCGACCCCCCAAGGTTCAGACAGGGATACAACAAATTTATATCGGGCTAACCCGCTCTTTCGATTAGCGTCGTGGTATGACGAAGAACACTGCCTTGGTTGCCGTGAAGATTTACTAATGGCGAATGGGGAAACGCTCGACTCTCAAAAGCCAATTTGTGCGTTCAACGATTTGCCCTTAGGAACTTGGCTTAAGATTACTTATAAAAATAAAACCGCCTATTGCGAAATTACGGACAGGGTCGGTTTGGACAGAATAGATTTGTCCAAGTCCGTGTTTCAACAGCTGGCGGATTTAAAGGTCGGTATAATAAGAGTTAAAATAGAAAAAATATGAAAATAAGTGAATGTAAAGATAAAATAAAAGTCGGCGACTGGGTTAGGACAAATGGAGATGGTGGCATGACGGGAGATTTTCTTGAAGGAGAAATAGGAGAGATATGGGAGAGTAGATTTTTTGTATGGCAGAATAAAAAACTTGGAGGCCAAGGGGACATCTGCCCGACCACCAAAGGATATAGTTGTAGTTGGCAAATATTGTTCTCCAGCCCAGGCGAAATAGAAATTATAACTAAAGATTGGAGGGCTTATAGCACCTCGTGTGGCGAAGTTGTAAAAGGCGAGCCAAAGAGGAAAAAAATTATGAACAAACTATCAACTTTTTTAGAGCGTCAATTGGACGCCAAGACCAAAAAACTTTATAAGGCAGGTCTTATAAATGGCGACTTAGAACCTACTGAAAGAGGCGACAAAGAATTAAAGGCAATTCTTTTTTTCGCAAATAGAGAAGCCCTTGTAAAAAGAGCAATAGAGATTATAAAAGAGGAAAAAGAAGAGAAGAAATAACCAACTAACCTAAAAACAATTATGAAGAAAAAAAAGAGAACAATTAAAAAAGAGATAAATGTGGATAGAAAAAGCCCGCTTCAGTGTTATGCTTATGAGTGGTTAGATAGTAGAGGATTATTTGATAGTGATGCAGATTTGGGAAAAGCGGTTTTTGAATTAGTGAAGTTTTTTTCTTATCAAGGACATACTGGTTTTTCAGCGAGAATGACAAAGGCTTGGAAATCTTGCTTTAATTTAATGTTTAATCAGATATTAAAAGATTTTGAAAATAAACAAAGTCCAGATATAAGAAATAAAAAAGTTAAAAACAACAATACTGGCAAATAAACTTATGAAGAAAGAAAAGAAAAAGAAACCGCCAATTTACTTACTTGATTATCGCTTGAAGTGGAAAGTATTTAAAATGCTCCAAGACAAGTTAGTTCGGAATTCAGGTCTCGTTCCAGCTCAGGGCGACAAAGTGCTCTGGCGAATGCTAAGAGATAAGAGAATATATTGTTGGTTTGACCCACTTATTAAAAATGATATGCGATTAGGATTTGAATTGCCTAAAAATAGAAAAGTTAAAATATTAAAAAACGCAAAAACCCTTTCACCAAACAAGATTAAAAGCTAATAATTAACTAAGAGATTCTATGAAAAAAGAAAAACTAAAAATAATTTTAGAAGTAGAAGAGATACCTGAAAATGCGAAATTCAGCGATTTTAGAGTTGAAGTAATGGAAGATGGCTGGTTCACAAGAATAAGCAAAAACTGGAAACGTATAAGATATATTCCAGCAAAAGTAATCAAAATGGATATTAAGAAATTATGAAAACCCCTTACAGATTTTTAACCCTAACAAACCCCAACCCAACTAAACTAAAAATAATGAAGAAAGAAAAGAAATTCAAAAAAATAAAGAATAAAATAATTTGTTTTATACGGGGGCACTATCCAATTTTAAGAGATAATAGCCCTACTCAAATGATGTGTGGAAGGTGTAAAAAACACAATTTATAATCATGAAAAAAGAAAAGAAAAATGAAAAACTTTATTGCACTGAATGTGGCAATGAATTAAAAATGACCTTAGTCGGGGCTGAAAAATTTTATTATGTTTATTCCACTGGATGTTTTCATCCTTATTCAAAGTATAACCGAAAAACAGGTAAGCGACAGTATGTTAAGAGATATAAATGCCCCAACTCAAAATGGTGGAATTCTCACTCTGATTTTATGGAGGATAAGATAATACTTATTTAATTTATGAAAAGAGAAGAAGCTATTATTCGTTATAGAAAATGTTATCAATGCGGAAAATTCTTTACTCCCAGCAAATACAATAAAAATACCCAGATATTTTGCTCAAAAGAATGTCAAAGAAAAAAAGAAACAGCGTGGGGAGATTTCAAGCCAACTTTTTGGAGATGCCAATGGTGCGGACACTTAAACCGCTTAGACTACAACCCAAGATGTAATATTGAAAGATACAAAGAGCGTAAATGCTCCAACCCTGAATGCCGCAGAAAGCAAAAAAGCCCAAAAATTGGCTTAACAGAGCCAGTTTTATCAGTATAGCCCTTGACTTATTATAAGATTGGGTGTAGTATTAAATTGAAACTGCAGTCATTCTGTCCAATGCCCTATTTTTTTGTTTGACAGCTACCGCGGTAGGTTCGGGGCAAGGTTTGTTCTCTCAACTTTGAATAGTTTTCTGTTTTTTCGGATGCCTTGAATAGTTTTCTGTCCGTGAACTATTCAAGGTTGAGAGAATAATGGAGTCAAACCACATCCCATAAAAAAACCGCCCTTGATAGAGCGGTTAAAAAGCTAAAACGCTTTTTTACTTAATCCCCAGCACTTTGACATCAACATTCCCAGCGATGCCAAGCACTACAAGAAACGCAACCAACAAAATAGCTTTGAGGACTTGTATAGCTTTCTCTCTTTTTTCTTCGTGCTTTTTATTTAGATTGTATAGGTTTTGATAACGCATAGATTTTAAACCCTCAATTCCAGCCCGCCCTAAAATCTCAACTTACGCTGTCCTTTATTAAAAAGTTAGAGCTTATATTTAGGAACGAGCCAGAGTTCAAGGTTTAATTCCCTCTATCATCTCCACCAGCCAAGCCGTTGAAAATTGACTGATGGAGATTAAGAGAAAACTAATTTTGTTTTTCAATGTGTAGTTGTTCCGCTTGAGATAGTAAATCAGTCAAATTTATAATTTTTCCCTTTTTTACTGCTTTTTCTGCTTTTTTCCAGTTTTTATTATAGTTTTTTATCTTTTTTTCCAGCGTTTTACCTTTTGGATATAAGCCAAAATTAATAACTTTTTTATCGTTTGTCATTTTCACTTTTAAAGGTTCAACGGCAAACCTTAGATTAGTTCTTAATTTCCTCATCCTACTCCTCCAACTTGCTACTGGTAAAGCTGAAGGAGTAGAGGAAGAATTAAGAAAATTTTACTCCATAAACATTTCTAAGTTCTTCGGGTTCAATAAAAAGTTTTAAAATTTCTCTAACTGGTTTATTATAAGGATTATAAACTATTCTAATTAATCTTTTTGTCTTTTTGTCCTTAATTTTAATCCACCTTTTTTCTTTTTTCATTTTTCAATGAGCCAGCCAGTAGCTCTGGCAAGATTAATTTTTAATTCCTTTTATTCTACCTCCTATAGTTGCGGCTGTAAGAGGTAGAGAAAAGAAACTAATTTTGTTCTAAATACTCTCCCACTACTTCTGTTATTCTTTCGAGCAATTCAACATTTTTGCTTAGCTTGTCTTTTGGCTGTCCCCATTGCTGCCAACCATTGCTCCCAATCCTGCCTTCAATTAAGGTATCATCCTCTTCTTTATCAGTATAATAGAATTTTAACTCTACATCTGTTAGTTTCATGTTTTTAATGAGCAATCCGCAACTTGCCCTGATTATAAAGAGACGACCCTTAACCGTCAGGTATTAAGAGCCGCCTCAAAAATCTTAATAAAAAACCCTGACGATTAAAATAGTTTATCCACAACTTCAAATGTTCTACTTTTATTATACTCTTCTTAAAAAACTTGTCAAGTCCCTGTCAATTTAGCTTCAAAATCAGTAAGTTATCCACAGGTCAACCTTTTCACTTTTAATTATACTCTTTTAAAAAAACTTGTCAAGAGTTAATAACTTATTTGGTAGATTTTAGTAGATATATGGCAACGACAAAACAACAAAACGCATTAAAAATAAAACTCAAAAATCCCAAATTAAATATGGGTAAAGTTATGATAGAGGCAGGCTATTCTGAAAAGACTGCCAAAGCCCCAACAAAATTAACCAAGAGCAAAGGTTGGCAAGAATTGCTTGCCCAAATAGATGATGAGCAGCTATTAAAAAAACTCAGAAAAATCGCATTAGATGATAAAGATAAAAGAGCTTGCCTTTCAGCAATAGATACTTTACTAAAACTCAAAGATAGATACCCAGCAGGAAAACTAAACCTTAAACACCAAGACTCCGATTATAAAGAATTCCTCAAACAAATAAAAGCAATAACAAGATAAACAAATCCGCCCAGATTAAATATAAAATGCTTAGATATTAAGTAAATATAGTAATTAAAAGCAATAAAAGCGTTTATATTAAAAGTAAGTAAAAAGTAAGTAATAGATAGAGTAAGTAATGATAAGTAATAAGAATAAGTAATAAGTATAAGTAGAAAGTATAAGTAGTTAAAAGTAGTTATCCTCTCCCACACAAACCCTTAAAAGACAAAGAAAACCCTCTACAAGCATAAAACCCCATAAAACACCCTAAAAACACCTTAGAGAGCCATATAGACGCTAATAAGAACATTCTATAAGATTATATAAGAATATGAGAAAATATAGGTCATATATCTAATAAGGGGGGTAGGGAGGCGAAGTCTGGAAGTTTTGAGATTACGTATATACCAACCTCACATTTTTTTTGAATTTTAGACAATGCTTATAAAAACCCACAACATAAAAGGAAACTGGAGAGAAAAAATAGCAAGAAGTGAATATTTAAAAGAATTCCATAAAAATTCTAAAAATCATCCTGTTTTTGGAAAAAGAAGGGATAAGTTCAATAAAGAGCAATTTGACAAAAACTATAATAAAATAATATGGGACTCCAAAGAAACTCAACGGGAAAGTTAGTTAAATATGACCAAGAAAAATACGAAAAGAATTGGGAACGAATTTTCAAAAATAGACAAGGTTCTTCAAAAAAGAATAGGTTGGACTCCTCACGAAGCCCAACAAGAAATTCTTAATGGATTAGCCCAATTTACAGCTATATGTGCTGGAACTCGGTTTGGAAAGAGTATGCTAGCCGCTTATATCGCTCTTAGGCAGCTTTTATTGGCAGAACAGCATATTTGGGTCGTAGCTCCCACTTATGGGCTGTCAGAGAAGATTTACGCTTATATTGTCAAATGGTTGGGTAGAGGATTTGGCAACGATTTAAAAAAGGGCTTAATTCGCGTTTCTGACAGAAAGGGGGAAGCAAAAATAGAATACAAATTAACAGGAAGCTGGATTGAGTTTAAATCTGCTGAAAACCCAACATCTTTATTGGGTGAAGAGCTGGATTTAGCAATACTTGATGAAAGTCCAAGAATTAAAGCAAATGTCTGGGAAAGCTATATTTATCAGAGATTAACTTCCCGCAAAGGAAAAGCTGTTTTCATTGGAACTCCAAGGGGAAAAGGTTGGTTTTATAGAGAGTTCGTAAAGGGTGAAGACCCAGAAAACAAAGAAAACGCTTCATTCACTTTTACTTCCAAAGACAATCCTTATTGGGGAAGACCCAAGAGTTCACCAGAGGAAGAGTGGCGAAAAGCCAAAGAACGATTACCAGAAAGAGTTTTCAAACAAGAGCACGTTGCCAAGTTTATTGAAGGAGCTTCGCAAGTTTTTAGAGGAATAGATAAAATAACAGGAAATACCTTAAAAGATGTTCAATTTGGTCATTACTACACAATGGGCGTAGATATAGGAAAATATGAGGATTTCACAGTATTAACGGTCATAGATAGGAATACTCACGAAGTAGTAGCTTGGGAACGCTTTAATAAAATAGATTATCCTTTACAAAGAAAACGAATAAAAGCACTTGCCGACAGATATAATAGGGCAAGGATAGTAATTGATTCTACTGGAACTGGAGACCCAATTACTACCGATTTACAAAGAATGGGATTGATATTAGATGATTTCAAATTTACCAACACTTCCAAAGAACAGTTAATAGAAAAATTAGCAGTTTATATTGAAAGGAAACTAATAACTATTCCCGAAATTCAGGTTTTAATAAATGAGCTTGAAACATTTGGATACGAATATACTCCTTCTAAAAAAATAAAATATTCAGCTCCGCAAGGTATGCACGATGATTGCGTGATTTCACTTGCCTTAGCTGTTTGGGGACTATTTAAAGACAAACCGCCCCAAAAAGACCCAGTTCAACAAGAACTGGAAAGAAGAGATAGACCCAAGATAAGTTCAGATATATAAAGGTCGTAAATTTAATAAAAAAATATGGCAAGAAAAAGATATTGGATTAAAAAAGCTATTAAACGCCCAGGTGCTTTAAGACGACAACTTAAAGTTAAAAAGGGAAAGAAAATCCCTCTTAAAAAATTAAGAGCTGCTGCCAAGAAATCTGGTAAATTGGGTAGGCGGGCAAGATTAGCTTTAACCTTAAGAAAATTAGCTCGTCGTAAAAAAAGACGAAAATAATTATGCCCTTACCAACCAAAAGAAAAAATGAATCAAAAAACGATTTTATTTCCCGCTGTATGAGTTCGGAAATAATGCAGAGGGAATTTCCCAAGCGAAAACAAAGGTTGGCGATTTGCTATAAACAATGGAGAGAGAAATAAAACAAACAATTGAAGAATTCATAAAAGAGTTTGACGAATCAACTCTTGATAATGCTCCAACTTACGCTCCGAGCCAGAAGGATATTATTGACTTAATTGATAATTATTGGGTTTCAAGGTTTAGAGATAATCAAAAAGATGAGCTTGGATTTCTAAAGCCATTTTATAATATAGTGGTTAATCCAACGCAGGTGGCGGCAAAAATGATTGACCTTGATACCAAAGACATTCAGATTAAAGCCGAAGATGGACAAAGCTACTATCCCGCTTGGCTGTTCCAAAAGGAATTAGTTATTTGGATGAAAGACACTAATTTTGGAAAGATACTTAATGAGATTATTTATAATCTTCCCAAATATGGTTCGGTGGTTCTTAAAAAAGTTGGAAACGATGTTCAGTTAGTTCCGCTTCAGAACTTAGTAAACAATCCTACTGTAAGGAAATTAACCGATGACTTGATTATAGAGGTTCACGAAGTAACTCCTGAGCGATTTAGCCAATTAGCTGAAAAACACGATTGGGAAATTGATGAGGTTAAGGTTAATGACGAGATGATTACTTTTTATGAGGTTTATGGCGAAAATCTTGAATATAAATATAATATCGTAACAAAAGACGGAGTAATTCTTCATCAAGACAATCGTGATTGCCCATATAAAGAACTGCATTGGGATAAAATTGAGGGAAGGTGGCTTGGAGTAGGTCAGGTTGAAAGATTGTTTGAAGCCCAAATACAAACCAACAGAATAGAAAAATATAAATCGCAAGCACTTCACTGGACTTCTAAAAGAGTTTGGCAGACCAGAGACGATACAATTAAGAAAAACTTAATGACCGATGTTAAAACGGGCGACTTATTATTTGTTAATTCAGAAGTAAATCCAGTTTCTACCGAAGAAAGAAATCTACACGCCTATGTTGAAGCAGAACAAAGATGGGAAGCATTAAAAGATAGACTTAGTTTTTCCTACGATGTTATTCGGGGAGAAAGAGCTCCAGCAGGAACTCCTCTTGGTTCGGCAATTTTACAGACAAGAATGGCTGGCGGTTGGTTTGATTTGAAACGGGAAGAAATTGGAATTTTCTTAAGAGAAGTTTTGTTTGACTGGGTTATTCCCCAATTCGCTAAAGAAAAAAGAAAAGAGCATAAAATTATGCTCGGAGAATTTAATGAAGATGAATTGACGAAATTGAGAAATCTCATAATTACTAACAAGACAAACAAAGAAATCTTAAACTTAGTTAAGAAAGGAAAAGTTCCAAGTGCCAGAGAGGTTGATATGGTTAAAAGTGTAGTTAAAAGAAAAGTAGAACAAGAGAAAGAACTTAAAATCCCCAGAGGATATTACGACAATCTTAAATACAAGATTAAGATAACAATTACCAACGAACAGGTTGATGTTGCTGCTAAAATGCAAACCCTGCAAACGGTTCTGACAATGCTGGCTACTAATCCGACTATTCTTCAAGACCCAAGAACTAAAAGAGTATTCTATCAATTATTAGATTTGGCTGGGATTTCTCCTGTTCAATTTGAAGAAGAAATACCCAGTTTAGAAGAACGGGCAGAAGTTCAAGCCCAGCGTGGTGGTTCATTGGCAAAAGTGCCTGAAATAAGAACTCCCGCTGCTGGAATTGAGCTTCGCACAGCTTAATGGAATTAAAAAAAGACGAAATTGAGTTTCTTAAAAGAAGTGCTTCAATCCTTGAACCAATCTTCAATAGGAGAGTAGAGGAGCTGAAAGAAGTTTTGTATAAAACAGAACCAGAAGACGGTGCTGAAATACGAGGCAGGGCAAGAGAAATGGACAGGTGGAGAGGAATTCTTAGAGATTTAAAAAACCCAAAACCAATTAAAAAACAAGACAATGACATCTAAAGGTCGGCAGAGAAAACTGCTAAAAATCTAATAAATCAATTGCTCACTAAAGAGCTTAAAAAGAATTATGGCTAATTTAGAAACGCAAGGTGGCGAAATTTCCAAAGAGGAAGTTATCGCCCGAGAGGAGAAGACTTTTGAAAATCAAGATGACGGTTCGCAAATTCCTGTTACCGAAGAAGAAGCCGAACAGGGCACTGAAGCCCCAAAGTCTTCAGAGGAGAAGGAAACTCCTGAAAAAACCGATGAGTCAGACAAGACTGAAAAATCAAAGGATTTGCAGTCTGCTTTAGCCCAAAAGGAGCATTGGCGAAAAAAAGCTGAAGAAGCTCAAAAAAAGCTTCAAGAGCAAGCTCCAAAAAAGGAAGAAAGTCCTGACGAGTGGAAAATGAAAGTTGATTTTCTGCTTGCTAATAGGGACAAAAATTATTCCGAAGAGGAGTTTGACCACATCGCTTCTGTTGCCGAACGAAAGGGCATTTCTCTGGAGGAGGCTGCTAAATCTGAAGAAGACTATATCAACTATCAGAGAACTAAGGTCGCACAAGAAAAGAAAACTCCTGAACCTTCTTCTCCTGCTGCTTCGGGGTCTAAAATTGACCTCGAGAAGGCAGCTCAGGGTTCAACCGACGACTGGGTAAAAACAGTTGAGAAGTTGAATAAAAAAGGTTCAGAAGTTTAATAGAAAATGGCTTTTAGTCAAGATTATACAGTCTTCAAGCCCGAGGTTTGGTCGCCAAGGTTTAATTTCTTCTTGAAGCAACGACTTCAGGCGAAGAAGTTTGCACAAGACTACTCTGATGGATATATTCCTGGAACGAACAAAGTTCATGTTCCCCATATTGGAGACAGCTTTTCAGCAAGCTCTATTTCGACCACTAATGGTGAAGTAAGTGCTACTGGAGTATCTGACACAAGAACTATCTTGACATTGGACAAGTGGGAAGGTGCTGCTTACGCAATGACTAAGTATGAAGCGACAGTAACGATGAGTAGACCAAAACTTCAAGATGCTTATGCTCAGGCAATGTCTTACGCTCTTGCGAAGAAGGTTGACACTGATTTGTTAAGCAACATTAAGAATTTGGATAACTCAGTAGGAACTACAACTTCTACTTTGTTATCTACTCAGATTGAGAAAGCAATCAGTATTCAAGAATCTAACTCCGCAAGCATTTATGACAGCGTGTTCTTGTTCAATCCAAAGACTTATTGGTTAGATATTGCTGCTATTCAGAAATACTACGATGCTTCACAATTAGGACGACCAGGGGTAGTTGCCAAAGGTTATGATGCCAATCTGTATGGTGTTCCTGTGTTAATTAGCGAGAACACTCCGCAAAGTTCTAACGAAACTAACACTTGGAGTCACAATGCACTGATTCATAAATCGGCAATTATTTACGCGATGAGAGATGTTCAGATTGAAAATAAAGTTGGGGAGCACTTGAGAGTCAAACCTACTGCTGATGTAATTTATGGGCACAAACTGATGAATTCGGGTAGAGGTGTTCAATTATATTCAAGCAGGTCATAATAAATCCTTGTAGTTAATGTCGGGTTGGCGGGGAAACCCGCCTTCCCGATATGAAAATGAAAGTAGTATTTGTTGATAAAAATTTTAAATGGGGATGTGGTCTTTCGTTTTCCAATAAACAATTAAGGGAAATGATGGGTTTTAAGACGAATGAATTGAAAGATTATTGGGAGAGGTTGAAAAAATACTGCGTGAAAGCATTAAAGTTAAAGCTTCTTAAAAACTTTAAAAGCTACGAAGAATATGAAAAAGCTTTAAAAAAATTCTGGAAAAAAGATATTAAAAAGTATAAAAATCTTCCTTGGAAAGAAATTAGAAAGAAAATACCAGAATTCAAATCATCATTAAAAGAAAAAGATATTAGAGTGGTATTTATTGGAAAGAAAGAATTTAGTAGATTTTTGTTATTTAAAGAATGTGATTATAAAGAGCTTAAAAAGACAATTAAATACTATTTAAAAGTAATATTAAAAGTTAAGAATATATGAAAATTGTTTATCTTGGAAACCATAATCCCTACGCATTAAATACAGAAAAAAAAGTAGTAAAAGCATTTCATCAGTTAGGTCATACCGTTGACCAAGTTGATGAGAGAAACTGGAACATTTACGACCTAATAAAAAGAACTAAGGTTTCAGATTTATTCCTGTTTCACAAGGGAATAAGGTTTGGAAAAAGTTTAAGGGACTTAGTAGACCTTTTATCGCACGTCCCTTGTAAAAAAGCACTTTGGTATTTTGATTACGTCTGGCAAGAGAGAGAAAGGTTTATGGAGATAGTTGCTCCGCTTGTAGATTATGGATTTATGACAGACGGAAGTTTTGTTAAACGGAGCGGTCACGACAATCTAATAATCCTCAGGCAGGGCTGTGAAAAACAAAGAAAGGGAAAGAAAAAGAAAAAATACGAATATGATATTGTTTTTACTGGCTCAATTTTTGGCTCAAGAGAGATTTTAGTTAATGGGCTTAAAAAGAATTATGGCGATAGGTTTAAGCACTTTGACAATGTATTCGGAAGAGAATTTTATGACTTATGTGCTTCGGCAAAAATAATGGTTGCTCCCAAATTCCCTTCAAATGATTTCTATTGGTCAAACAGAATTTACGAAACGCTGGGAGCTGGAGGATTTCTTATTCACCCCAAATGCGAAGGATTAAAAGAAGAATACGAAGAATACAAACATTTCGTTCCTTATGTAGATGGCGACCACTTAAAATATCTAATTGATTACTATCTGGAACGCCCCAAAGAAAGAGAAAAGATAGCTAAGGCTGGCAGAGAACATACATTAAAAAACTATACTTATAAACATAGAGTTAAAGAATTATGCTTCTGCTTAAATCGTTAATATATCGTATTTATTCAATTTTTCTAACCTTTTTTGTGGTGTTGTTGATTACTGGCGACGCTAATTTATCAGCAATTATTAGTGGCTGGGTAGCATTGGCAAAAATAATAAGTTATTGGGTATTTGAGGTTTTATGGGAAAAAATAAACAAATTATAGTTCTTGGCAGGGGCAGAAGCGGAACTTCGTTGGTTGCTGGATTGCTTGACAAAATGGGCGTAGATATGGGGAAATCACGACCAAGTTCTCCTAATAATCCCAAAGGATATTACGAAGACGAGAAGATGTTAAAAATCCTTGATAAATATATTCAACCAATAGAAAGCGAATATCGCAGAGACAAAGATTTTGAAAAAGACTTAAAAAAATACGCTAAAAAAGGATTATGGGGCTGGAAATCTCCAAACACCCTTTATCTCCTGCCGTCAGTTGTAAAAGTATTAGATAATCCCCATTTTGTTGTTTGTTATCGCAACTGGAAAAAACAAGCCAAATCAATTAAGTGGGCTTTTGACCCAAGTAGAACAGAAGAAGAAGCGGAACGAACTATTTGCGATTACTATAATCTATTAGAAAAATTCTTCAAACTAAATGATTATCCAAGATTAGACGTTCAATTTGAAAACTTTTTTAACGCCCTACAAGATAATCAAATAAAAAAATTATGTGGTTTTGTCGGAGGACAATACAATCCAAACTTAAAGGATTTTATTGACCCCGACCAGCCGAAATTTAGATGAAAAGTTTGATAATTGGGAATGGAGAAGTTGGCAATTCATTACACAGGGTTTTATCCGATAGCTATATAAGGGATATAAAAGATGAAATTATTTTTAACAATATAAAACTGGGCAGAACAGAGGGGATTTTGTCTTTCAAATGCCTGCATATCTGCTTTCCGTATAATAAGAACTTTGTTGAGCAGGTTAAAAAATATCAAAAAGCATATAAGCCGAAATACACAATTATACACTCAACAGTTCCAGTGGGAACTTCTAAAAAATGCAATGCCTATCATTCTCCAGTCAGGGGCGTTCACCCAAACCTTGAAGAGGGATTAAAAACATTTGTTAAGTATTTAGCTCCTAAAAGCAGATGTCTTAAAAGGTATTTTAGAAAGAACGGAATTAAAATTGAGTTTATGGAAAAACCAGAAGAAACCGAGTTTGCGAAGATTATGTCAACAACATATTATGGCTGGAACATCGTATTTGAAAAAGAAATGTATCGTCTTTGTCAGGAGCATAATTTGAACTTCAACAAAGTTTATGAGGATTGGAATAAAACATACAACTCTGGCTATGCGGCGCTTGGAAAACAAAATGTAATCAGGCCAGTGTTAAAGCAAATAAATGGAAAAATTGGCGGACATTGCGTTGTTCAAAATCTAAAATTATTTAAAACGAAAATAACTAATTTCATTAACAAATATAATCAAGAATTATAAAAAAATTATGCGGTTTTGTTGGGGGGCGATATTCTTCTGAATTAAAGGATTTTATTGACCCCGACCAGCCGAAGTTTTTATGAATAAATTGTTTGTAGCACAGCTTAATAAGGGCTTGCCATCTTATCAACCTTTACCTCCTGGAACTTATGTGATAGCAGCAAGGAATAGGCATACGGCAGAATATTATTTATTTGGAATAAATACTCCCAAGAGTGGTTTCAAACTTTGCGAAATTCCTAAGGATTATCTTAAAACAAATCAAGTCAATTCATTAGATTCTTTACTTAATAAATTAAAATAAAAATATGAAAATAGGAATGATTGTAAGAGCAGATGTTACTGGCTTGGGAATGCATACCCAAGACTGGGTAAATAATCTGCCAATAGATAAAGTTTTAGTAGTTTGGGGACAAAAAGAATTTTATCCCAATATTTATGCCCACAAAGAAATGTTGGTTGCCAAAATGGGACAGCCCTCTCTAAAAGAGATTGATTGGCTACTAAAAGATATAGATATAGTCCTAACAATAGAAACTCCATATAATTGGTCTTTAATAAGCAAAGCAAAAGAAAAGGGCGTGAAATCTGTTATAGCCCCCAATTACGAATGGATACCAAAAATAGTTCCAGCACAACCAGATTTATGGCTTTGCTATAATTAATCCGCTTACTTCCGAGTATGTTCCTTTTCCAAACAAAGTTTATGTTCCCCAGCCAATAGATTTACAACAATTCAAGTTCAAGAAACGCAAGAAGGCAAAAATATTTCTATTCAATAATGGCAATGGCGGGGTTCACGGCAGAAATTCTGTAAATGAGTTTATACAAGCAATTCCATTTATCAAATCAGATATAAAGATAATAATCAATTCTCAAGTTCCTGTAGAGCCAATAAACGATAAAAGGGTTCAAATAAATGTTGGCGACCAGCCAATAGGTGAAATTTGGAAAGAAGGCGATGTATTTGTTCATATAAGAAAATTTGGTGCTAATTCGCTTCCAATAAACGAAGCAATGGCACAAGGTATGCCGATTATAGGAATGAACAGAAAGCCAGAAAACCTTTTAATTCCTGAAAAATTCTTAATCCAGCCCAGCGGAATAAGACCTATTGAATGTAGGGAAGATGTAAGACCAGTTAAGGCGTGCGTTATAGACCCATTAAAAGTAGCAGAAAAGATAGATGAAATCGCTAATAATGATATTTCTGAAGATTCTCTAAAAATCAGAAAACAAGCAGAAGCGTTAAGTTGGGATAAATTAAGAAAAGATTTTATAAAAGTATTTGAAGATTTATGCTCATCACCTTCGGACAACCAAAAATTAGCAATCGAGAAATAGAGGAAGTTGTTGACACCTTGAAATCGGGCTGGATAGGAACAGGAAAGAAGGTTCGGCAGTTTGAAGAAGCATTTGCCAACTATAAAGGAGTTGACGAAGCACTTGCCACTAATTCCTGCACCTCCGCTCTTCACTTGGCATTAGACGATTTAGAACTTTATTCTACTGACGAAGTAATAGTTCCCACGATGACTTTTAGCGCCACTGCCCAAGCGGTTCTTTATACGGGGGCAAAGCTTGTATTATGCGACGTTGATAAACACGGAAACATAGACCCAACAGCTCTTTGGAAAAAAATAACCAACAGAACGAGGGCGGTAATCGTTGTTCATTACACGGGAAGACCAGTGGAAATGAATAGCATACTTCAACTGGCTCGTAAATATAATCTGGCAGTGATAGAAGATTGTGCCCACGCTGTTGAAGGAGAATATAAAGGGAAACCATTGGGAACAATAGGAGATTATGGCTGTTTCAGTTTTTATGCCACTAAAAATATAACCACCGCAGAGGGAGGAATGCTCATTTCAAAAAAACCCTTGAATGAAATAAGAATTAAATCTTTACACGGACAGGATAAAAAAGCATACGAAAGACAGGGAGATTATAAAATTGTGGCTCTTGGCTATAAATATAATATGACAGATATTCAGGCGTCGCTTGGCATTCATCAGTTAGCAAGGATTGAAGAAAACTGGCAGAGAAGAAAAGAAATCTGGGATAGATACAATCAGGCATTTGAACAATTAGAAGTAGAAACCCCAGAATATATAGATAAACACGGACTACATCTTTATACCTTACTGGTTAAAGACAGGGATAGATTTAGAGATTATCTTGCTAAGAAAGGAATTAGCACAGGAATTCACTACAAGGCACTCCATTTACACCCTTTTTACAGGAGAATGGGTTTTCAAAGAAAAGATTTTCCAAACGCCGAAAGCATATCTTATAGAACCGTATCGCTTCCATTTTCGCCCTATTTAACAGATGACGAAGTAAATTACATAATAAAAATAGTATATGAAATATGTTTGAAGAAATAGACCAATTAGCAAAAGAACGATTGCCAAACGGGACAAAAGAAATGGGAGTTATTCTTCACTTCCTTGCCCGTTTAATGAAAGCCGAAACCACTCTTGAAATAGGAGTAGAAGAAGGATATGTAAGCACATTATTAGCCCAAGCGTCCAAAAAGCATTATGCGATTGAAGAAAAAGAAGACAGGTGCGATAGGTTCAGGGACTATCTTGACAAAAAGGGCATAAAAAATGTTGAGATAATCAATAAAAATTCATTAGAGGTTGATTGGGATAAAGAAGTAGATTTAATTTTTCAAGATTCATACCACAGAAACCCAGAACTTTTAGAAGAGATTAAAAAATACGCTCCTTATGTTAAAAAAGATGGTTTCTTCTGTTGCCACGATTATTATTGGAAACCAGGAGACGTAAAAGAAGTAGTAGATAATTACTTTAAAGAGGGTTGGGAGGTAATAAATATCCCATACTACGAGGGCTTAACAATATGCAGAAAGCTATAGCTATCAAAGCAGATAAAAACGTAGAAGAGATGTATCAGCTAACGCTTCCCTATATCAGAAACTACGCTAAAAGGGTTGGTGCTAAACTAATTCGCTTATCCAAAAACAAGGGGCTTCATTATCACTATAAGATTTTACAACTATACAAACTATTTAAAAAATACGATAGAATTCTGGTTCTTGACGCCGATGTTCTGATAAGAAAGGACTGCCCAGATTTATTTGATTGCGTTTTAGAAGATGAAATTGGCACGGTGTTAGAAGATAAAGGTTCTCGGTTAGAAGACAGGCGAAATAGAATAAAAGCTATTCAAGAGGAATTTGGAGATATTGGCTGGCGAGAAGGATACATAAACTCTGGCGTTATCTTGTTCTCAAAATGCCATAGAAATCTGTTTAAAAAAAGAAATCTCTGGCTAAACAACGGATACGACGATGTATATTTGGGCTACTGGATACACAAGCTGGGATATAAGATATTTGAACTTCCCTACAAGCTAAATCATATGAGAATGTTTTCCGAACCTTGGAACGGTTCGCCCAGTAAGTTTGACAGCTGGATTATTCACGAAGCAGGGCAACAAAATCAAATAGTAGCCCTTAAAAGCGATATAGCAAAATGGGAAGTTGAAGGAAAGATATGATTTACACATTCATCCCCACATTTCCAAAAGAAAAAGATTTAGGTTGGGCTTATAATCATTTTATGGACTTAATTCCGAATGACGATGACTGGGGATGTTTGGTTGACCACGACACAATTTTTACAACTAAAAACTGGATGTATCAAATGGAAGATATAATAAAGAAACACCCAGAATATGATTGCTTTGTGGCAACTACTAATAGAATTGGCTGCGACTATCAACAGGTTGCCGACCTAAGACATAATCACGACATTCAAGAACATATAAAACTCGGTCATAAAATACAAAAGGAACATTACTCTGATGTTATCAACGTTACTGGCAGAATTGCGTTTAGCGGATTTCTAATGCTGGTTAAAAAAAGTGCTTGGAATAAAGTAAAGTTTAGAGAGGGCGGAGAAAAAATGGCTGGCATAGACAACCACTTTCATAGAGATTTGAGAAATAGGGGCTTTAGAATAGGTTTAATGAAGGGTATTTATCTCTATCATTTATATATGACAGATAAAGAAATCAATGATTTACTCGGCAATAACAAATAACAAAGATAAGCCCAGAAAGGACATAAATTGTTTTGGTTCTTATAATCGGTTCAAAGAGCCAGTATTAAACGCTAAGATTTATAAAGTTCTTTCCCACCTGTTTATAGATGACGAATATAGTATTTGGGTTGACGGAAATGTATTTCTTAAAAAGCCAGAAGAAGAGTTCATTAAACTTTTAGGAGATAGCGATATAGCGGTTTTCAAACACCCTTGGCATAAAAATTTATTTGAAGAAGCGAATTATTGCATTGAACATAGTATTGGAGATAAGAAAACCATTGAAAAACAAATTCGCAGATATAAAGATTTTTCAAACGATGAGCTTGGCTGGTGCGGTTTAATAATCAGGAGGCATACAGAAAAAATTAAAAGATTAAACGAGCAATGGTGGGCTGAAATATGTAGAGGTTCGGTTAGAGACCAAATCAGCTTTCCTTATGTATTTAGTGGGGTGGTAAAATATCTGCCAAAACTTAAAAAGTTTTATGATAACGAATACTATGAGAGAAGGAAGCACAATTTTTAATGCAATACAAATAGAGACAATTCAGGGTTGCACCTTGAGGTGTCCGTGGTGTCCCAATAAAGATATTGAATATTCCTTTAATAAAATGACCAAAGAGCTTTATTATAAGATTATTGATGAGTTAGCTGGAATGAATTTTACAGGCAGGGTATCACCCTACTTAATGAACGAATCTTTATTAGATGACCGATTAGAAGATTTTATAGCATATACGAAAAAGAAACTTCCAGATTGCCATATAATGATAAACACCAATGGCACATTGTTAGATGAAAAGCGTGAAAAGAGCTTGCGAGAAGCAGGATTAGATGAAATAAGGGTTAGTTGCTATTCAGACGAAGTTGAAAACAAGGTATCTAAAATGGGCGTAAAAATAAATAAACTCCAACAAATTAAAGCAAGTTTTTATAATAGAGGGGGCAATGTAGATGTTGGGGGCGAAAAGAAGGGCGGATATTGCCCAAAACCATTTAATCAAATGTATGTTCGCTGGACAGGTCAAGCAGTTCTTTGCTGTTCAGATTATCATTTTGAAGCAGTAATGGGCGATGTAAACAAACAAAGTTTAATGGATATTTGGAATAATTCTAAATATAACAAATATCGTCAACATCTTAAAAGGGGAAAAAGAGATTTACCACTTTGTAATAAATGTAATGCTTAAATTATGAGAAAAGGAATTTATATTTCTTGGCTCAATCAGGGCGAGATAAGAGTAGAAAACGCCTATTTAATGACAAAATGGGCAAAAGAAGGAAAATACTTCACTCATTTAGGAGAAGATTTTATTCATAGTTTTCCTTCTGACAAACCAATCATCAACAATAGAAATAAAATAGTAAAGGATTTTCTTAAAAAACCAGAATACGAGTATCTTTTAATGATTGATGACACCATCATTCCGCCAGAAAATCTTTTAGATTTATCGCTTCTTGATAAAGATGTTATTACGCCAGTAATGTTCGCTCACAGGCAAAACGCAATAGTCCCTCTGGTTCTTAAAAAAAGAGAAGGGCATAAAGATTATGAGATATTAAATGTTAATGGAGACGAGGGGCTGGTGGAGGTAGATAGCGTGGGAACTGGCTGTATAATGATACACCGCAGGGTTCTTGAACACCCCAAAATGAGATTTCCTTTCAAAAATGTTTGGAATAGAGATGGCGAAAGAATACTTGGTCAGGACTTAAACTTTGCTAAAAGAGCCAAAGAGTGTGGTTTTAAACTATGGGTTCATTTGTCTTTCATTTGCGACCACTGGACGCCAATGAGCTTAAAAAACCTTTACAGAACCCTAACTTATCAAGAAATAAAAGGAGGTGCTTTAGATACAAGACTGGGATTTAAACATATAGCAGACAATTCACCTCTAAAAAGATATAATTATATGAAAGGTCGGTTAGACAAAGAAGTTAAATAAATGAAGTTCTCAGATACTTCGTCCCAAAGTGGGCTAATTCAGGACTGCGAAACTCTATTAGGATTTACCGATGGATACATATCGGGAAATTCAAATAGATTAAATAGATTTACAAACTTAATAAACGCTTGGTATAGAAAAGCGGATACTTGGCTATGGGAAGCTGTGGGAACTTGGGAGTTTGATGACTCCAATAGAACAGACCTCCCAATTGCTACAACCGATTTGGTAGCTGACCAAAGAGATTACGAATTGCCCTCAACTGCTCGCAAAATAGATAGAATAGAGGTAAAAGATAGCGATGGTGATTGGTCGCCTGTTTATCCAATGGATAAAAGCGAAATCCCAACTACCGCAATGGAAGAGTTTGAGGAAACCAATGGACTGCCAGAATACTATGATATGGTAGGGCGGTCTATTCTTTTATATCCCAAACCCTCTGCCGATGATGTAACCCTGACCGATGGATTAAAACTTTATTGTTCACGGGATATTGTAGCGTTCAGTTCCTCTGCCACAACCAGAGAGCCAGGATTTGACAATCATTTTCACAGAATATGTTCTCTTGGTGCTGCTTATGATTATGCTGCCTCAAAAGGATTAAGGAAAACCCCTATTCTAAAAAAAGAATTAGAAGAATTAAAACAAGAATTACAAACTTTCTATGGAACACGCCATCGGGATTTCAAAACCCGTTTAGATGTCCAAGAAGATTCAAATATATAAAGGTCGTCCTAAAAAAATAAACCTATGAAATTACACGACAATTACAAAATCAAAGGACAATTTATTGTTCAGCATTGGCGAAACCATCAGTTGATTGATATGGACGTTATTGACAACACCACCACGACTGCTGGGCTTGCTGAAGTGGCTGGATTATTCAACGAAAGCAGGGCTGGAGGTTTCAAATGGATAGCACTTGAAGAAAGCTCAACCGCTTATACTTCTGCCTCAACAGCATTGGGAGTAGAAGCAACTACTGCTGGTATGGGCAGAGCTGCTGCCACTTGTTCGCAGGTGACTACCACCAATCCTAACGATACAGCTCAACTTGTTAAAACATTTACAGCTACTGGAACTATTACCATTAAAGGTGCTGGTATTTTTGACACCTCAACTGCTGCGGCTGGAAATATGGCTGCTGCTTCTCACTTTGCTGACAAGAATCTTGAAGCCAATGACAGTTTAGTGGTTACTTATAAGGTTGCCATTTCTTAGATTAGTTAAGGGTAGGTAATAGGTTCAAGTGATATGGAAGTTTATCCCAAATGGCACAAGGAAATGTTCTTTGCTATACCAGTTATAATAATCTGGACAATTTTGCTTGTGTTAATTTGGTTGAAGTAGTATGATAGAAAAATTACTCAAAAACAAACCAGCTAAAGAACGAGCTAAAATTAAAGCTACTGAAATAGCTAAATTTGACCACAGAGGTAAGTTTACCGTTGGAGATATTAAAGTAGAGATTTTGAGCTTAGAGAAAATTCAGGTTGGACATCTTCACGGAGTTGAAATATATGCTCGTGCTTGGAAAAACGGAAAACCGCTTGGTTGGGGAAAAGACGGCTCTGTTGAGATAGAAAGATTTAGAATTTTTAATCCTCCTGTTTTAGTTGATGACCCAAATGGAGATATTGTCAGAGAATTCGTTGACCCTGATACCAAAAAGACAAAACAGCGAAAGCTCCGAGAAGACCCGATACAGGCGATACGAAAAAGTTTAGCTCATACTATAAAAGTTTCTGGGAAAGAAAATACTAAAGTTATTAAAGGAAAAATCGGGCATACCACTGATACTTTTTATCCCGATGCTGACCCAGAAAGCACATCAATGGATGGTTGGCAAGGAGAGGGAAATGCAGATGGTCTTAGTTGGTCAGAATTGCACGACGAAAGCGGTGGAGGAACGCCAATGTCTGGAGCTTGGGCTGACCAACCAGAGTTATATATTGGTTATCAAGAAGATTATATATCAAATAAATGGACTCAATTATACAGGTCAATGATTCTTTTTGATACCTCTGCTCTTCCAGATAATGCGAATATAAGTTCAGCAGTAATTTCAATTTATGGTAAAGAAATTTTAAATGATGTTGGTAATTCTATTGGTAGTTGTATTTATTCCGCAAATCCCGCTTCTAATACAGACCTATCAACAGCTGATTTTGACCAATATGGAACAACGGAACTTGCAAATACAATAGCTGTTGGAGACTTTAATGATTCTGCTTATAACGACCACACCCTTAATGCATCGGGAATAGCTGCAATTTCTAAAACAGGAGTATCTAAATTTGGTTGGAGAGAGTCAACTTATGATGCTCCAGATAATACACCTCCTTGGCAGGGAAATAATTGCGGAACATATCCTTGTTATGACCGATTTCGTGCTTATTCTGCTGATGAAACAGGGACATCTAAAGACCCTAAGTTGGTGGTGACTTATACGCCCATCCAAACCCTCTACGCCACAGTAACAGAAACCATATCTTTAACAGACACATTGGAAAAAAAAGCAAACTTTTCTAAAACTATTCAAGAAAGCATAAGCACGCAAGACGCTCTTTCAAAGCAAGCCAGTATGAGTGTAACCAAGTTAGAAACCCTTAGCTTAACCGACGCTTTATCAACTATTAAAGCTAAAATTGTAAATATATTAGACACATTTCATTTAACAGACACTTTACAAAAAACAACCAAATTCACCAAAACCATAACAGAAAACATTAGCTTAACGGATACATTGATTTCTGTTAAAACATTTTTCGCAACCATATCGGAAACCCTACATTTATCAGACGCAGTCAGCAGAACAGCAAAGTTCGCCAAAACAATAAGCGAAACTCTACATTTAAGTGATACCCTAACCATTACTGGAAAGTTCTGGAACTGGATAACGAAAAATGTGAGCAGTTGGACAAACAGGTCGAAGCACACGAGCAGTTGGACATTTAAAGACAAGAGCCAACCGCCTAACTAATTTGAAAGTAGTATTTAGAAATAAAAAAGGGCAATTTGTTAAAGGAAAGCCTCTTCCAAAAGAAATAATAGAAAAAAGAAAAAAAACGATGATAGGAAAAAAATATCCTGAAGAGATATATCCTAATAAAGGAATGAGGGAGCGGAAACATAGCGAAGAAACAAAAAGAAAGATGAGTGAAAGTCATAAAGGTATATCTGTAAATAAAGGAAGAAAGCTTACAAAAGAAGAAAGACAGAAAATAAGCGAAAGAATGAGGGGGAGTAAAAATCATTTTTGGAAAGGGGGCGTAACCCCTGAAAACCTTAGAATTAGAGCAAGAATAGAATATCGCTTATGGAGAGAGGCGGTATATGCAAGAGATAATTTTACTTGTCAAAAATGTAAAGAAAAAGGAAGTAAGGAGCTTAGGGCACATCATATATTAAATTTTGCTACTCATCTAAATATAAGATTTGCAATTGATAATGGAATTACTTTATGTAAAAATTGTCATCAAGAATTTCATAAAATTTATGGTAATAGAAATAATACAAGAGAACAATTAGAAGAATTTTTAAAAGCACAATGAAAGTAGTTTTTTCTCAAGAACAATTTTTATACGGAATATCTAAAAGCCCTACGGTTGGGCGGGGATTTCCCCGTTTAGATGGGGTAGATTTGATGAGGGATTTGGGTTATATGTCGGCAGGATATGGATTAGAACGAGTTCTTGCTTCTTCTATTACAAAAGCCCCCTATCATTTACTTTTAGACAATTCAAATGCTGATGGTTTGGGAAAATCTTATCTCTGGGGAGTAGCAGACGATGTTATTTATAAAGTTGATATAGAAACAAGCCCAGAAACTCTAACTATGAGTGCCTCAACAGCATCGGGATTTAACAGGGGGGCTTTATCTTATAAGGGTTATCTTTATGTTGCGAGTGGTGATGATATAGGAAGAGGATTAATATCCGCTACTAACTCTGATGCCTTTGCTTGGACAAGTTCTTGGCTAACAAATACCATAGGAGAAACTACCAGCGATAGTTCTGCCCCTCATCCAATGATACAAATGAAAGATAATATGTATCGTTTGGACGGTAGGTGGATAGATAAATATGATGGAACTACTTATACTAAACACGCCTTAGATTTAGAAACTGGCTGGGTAGGAATTTCTCCAGAAAAATGGGGTGAGTTTATGGTAATAGGGGCAGTTAAAGAACCTGATTCTTATTCTCGTTATGGCACATTACCTTTACTTGGAAGAAAAAAATCCAGACTATTTTTTTGGGACACTTATTCGGAAAGCTGGGACAAAGACCGTTCTACTGAAATTGATGGTCGCCTTGTCTGGGTAAAAAATAAAAAGGGAGTTATTTATACATTAGTTCAACACAAATCAGGAGTATTCGAATTGGGATATTTTGATGGAAATACTATTCAATCTTTAAAGAAATTCAATTTTCGGACCTGGGATGATTGTAGTGCCATCTATGAACCAGCAAAAGATATAATGAGTAATTTTATTTATTTTGCGATAAATAGTGCGACAACAGGATTTGCGAGAATAATGGCTTATGGGCAATACGATGGCGAAATGCCAAATACTCTATTTAATCCTTACTACATTAGTCCTGCCATTGCTAAGCCATCATCAATTTTTTCTTTGAAATGGGCAGAGGGAATTAATGATGCAATGTATATGGGACTCTATAATGAAACAGCTGGAAAAACTGGACTTTATAGGGTTCAAGCTCCCTGGTCTTCTACTGGAACTCCTGGGACTTATAATATTGAAACGCCAAATATATCGGGCGAGGGAAAGCAGATGATGAAATCTATAAGGATAAATCACAAACCATTGGCTTCGGGAGATGTTTTGTATCTTTATAGAAAAATAGATAACGCTAATTGGGAAGGTGCAATTTGGGCTACTACTTCTTATGCCCGTCATCCAGACAGTGTTTCTTTTTCAATAGATGAAGAATTTGAATTTAGAGATTTCCAATTAAAACTTGTCCAACCAAATGGAGCCAATATAAGAATTAAGGATATAGTTATAGAAAGTGAAGATATAGATGAATTATGACTCCAACTAACGAAGAATTAAATATAGAATTTGAAAAACTCAAAAAAGAAATTGAGGATTTAAAAAGATTAAGAGAGAGGGAGTTTATGAAGCACAATCATTCTGGCGGAGACAGCGTTAGAATTAGAATGCAAGATTTAACTGGACGAGTGGAAAAACATCTTGTTTTAGAGCCAAAAAGATTTAAACTGCCCGCTTCTAATTATCCATCTGAAACATTTGAAGGGTTGTATTATACTTTAGATTTTGACGCTTCAACAGAAGAAAGTGCCTATGCCCAAGAGATTATACCGTTTAATTGGGCTTTTGAAACGGATATAAGAATAGAAATTGACTGGTTTCACGATACTGCTGACAACGGGAAAGTTGTCTGGGGCGTTGAATACAAAGCAATAAAGGAAGGAGAAGCTATTGCTGGTTCTGGGACAACAATAACCCAAACAACAGCAGGCAACCACCCAGCAGATGAACTTATTAAAACAACTTTTGATGATAAAATTTTAGGTTCAAACCTTGAACAAGGAGATTTATTTGCGGTTAGAGTTTTTAGAGACGCTGATAACGCCAATGATACATTGGGAGAAGACGCAAGATTATTACAAGTTCATTTTCATTTTATCCAAGATAAGATTGGAGAAAAACTTGCTAATATAGATTAAAAAGTCGCAATAAATAAAAAATTATGCCAAAATTAGGAGAAAGACGAACAATTGAAGGACGAGAACAAATGTATACCCCAGCACAGGGTGGCTGGATTGATGTTAAACA